AAGGCACTCGCATGGTAAGCCGGCACAAAGGCGTAGTGCCGCCCGAACTCCTGCTTCATCCTGGCGAGGTCGGCCTTCAGGGCTTCCACATCTTCCTCTAGCTCTGGCAAACGAAGGCAGAACCAGCAGGTGAGCCATGAATCTCCGCCTTCCCTCTGCAATGTTAGGGCCTCCAGGTCCGAGATGGGGATATGGTGCCCATTGATGTGAAGCTCGATGTCGGCGTCTCCCCGGCACTGACGCCAGGACATGACACAGCTTTCATTGCGGTCGCCTTGCCCCTCCTTAGACGACCGTCGATAGATCTCGGGCGTCTGGCAGTGCACGCATCCATCGAGAAGCAGTTCCAGATATTCTGGATTGTGGAAAAACTTAATCAGACCTAAAAACTGGTTGGCTTCCATGCTTTGCTCCCGGTCGGCACTTAATCTTGGTGAAGATGATACCGTTAGAAGGCCGTTAGACGATCCGCTAAGCATCTCTGACGCTTAATCCCTCCCACGGTAACAGCGCAACACCAATCGCCTCGCCAGCGCCCTCGCCAGCGCTCCTCGCTTTTTTACCGCAGTACCCGCACCAAACTGCGAACCACCACGGCCACGCCAGACCGCTCAACCGTCAGCATCAGCACTGACCCATCGGCCTGTTGCAGGCGGTAAACCAGGCCGCCGTCTTCCTGTCGGGTCGGCGTGCCGGTGTCGAGGATCTGCTGCACCAGGGCGTAGTCCTCGATCACCACGTTGGGCTGGTTGGCCAACTGGTCGAGCAGGACCGCCTCGGCCAGCAGCACGACGGCCGCCTGGGTGCCGAACTGCTGGAGGTCGGACGGGTTGAGGTAGGCCAAGGGGAAGCCGCCAGCCGGCTTGCGGTACCACTCGGCGAAGGCCTCGCCTTGCACCAGGTCGGCGATGGCCGAGCGGGCAACGACTGCCGGGGCGGCTTCGAGCTTGTCGACCAGGTGCTGGACGAGGCTGCCGCGTCGGCCGCCCGGTGGGTAGTGGAAGGCCGGGTGCACGCCGGCCGGGATCTGCTGGACCTCGCCGGTGCGGGCGTTGACGTAGGGCGTTGTGGGCACCCTGGGCGACTCGCCCACCTCCAGCCCGCGGCGCTGCAGCTGGGCGGCGGTCAGGGCGAAGACGCGGCATTTGCAGCCCCATTCCTTGACCGGCATGTGGTTCTGCCAGAAGGGATCGTCCACCGGCAGGACTAAGCCGTCCCAGGCCTTGTGCTGCAGGCGCGGATTTTCCGAGTTGCCGCCGTCGTACTGCAGGTAGGGAAAGCTAGCTTTGCGCGCCTGGATGCGCTCCCACAGACCCTCGCTGTGAGCGGTGCGCAGGTTGGTGTCGTAGATGACCTTGAGCCGGCGCGGGCTGCCGAGCTGGACGTCACGCGCCTCGCCAGTGAGTGGGTCTTGCCGGGTCTGCCGGCCCCACCAGCCCTTTTGCTGCAGGGTGGGGATGAGGCGCTTTTGAAACTCCTGCAGGGTGGTGCCTTCGGCCAGGGCGCGATCGACCTCGGCGCGGATGTCCTGGAGCAGGTCCAGCTGCATGGCCTTGGCCACGGTAAACGCGGCCTGATGCTGGGCCTGCCAGACGTCGCGGTAGTCGAAGCCGACGGCGTAGCCCTTCTGGCGGAAGTAGGCGATCGCCTGTTCGGGTGGCAGCGCCTGCAGCTCGACCATCAGACGGCTCCCGTCCGGCCAGCCAGGTGGCCGGCGAACATGCCCTGGGCGATCAGCTCGACGAGCTGGCCGGCATCGAGGTCGGGGATGACCTCGGGCAGGCGCTCGCGGAATTCCTCCAGGCTCTTGCACTGGGCAAGCAGCTGCTGCACCGGCTCGGCCATGCGGGCAACGGGTTGCCACTGGCCGGCGAGCTGCTCGGCCAGGTCATCGAGCGGGTCGGCCTCTGCCTCGGCCTTGAGCGCGGCGACCCGCGCGGCGGCGGTCGGCTTGGGCTCGGCGGCGGGCGCACCGAGCACGGCATCACCCTGACCCGGCTGCGGGATACGCAGCTTCTCATGGGCCCAGGCGACGGGGATCTGCATGCCGGCCTCGACCAGCTTGGGCAGGGCCTCGGCGTAGGTGGCCATGTCCTCGGCTTCGACCAGGTCGAACTGGAAGCGCGGCAGGCGGCGCGGGTCGCGGTCACCGCCGCGGTTGAGTACCAGGAGCGGATAGAGCAGGTACTGGCGCAGGGTGGTGGCGACTTGTTTGGCATCGCTCTTGAGCAGGTCATGGCGCACTTCGTTGTGCACGTTGCCCAGGGCGTTGGTGCTGCTCTTGCCGTCGGCCTGGCTGGTGAGCGTGCCGCCGAGCACGGCCTTGGACATGCTCTTTTCCGCCCACTGGACCATCCAGTCGAACGGGTCATGGGTGCCCTTGGCGGCTTCCTTGAAGTCGATGGCCATGCCTTCGGGGATGATGCCGGCGGCGTTGTGGCCGATGTTGACCACGGCGCGCAGCAGGGTGGCCTTCTCGTCGCCGGAGGCGCCGGCCGGGTACTTGCCCAGGCGCACCGGCAGGCCGTAGATCTCCAGGAACTCGGCGAGATCGCGCACGGCGTAGTTCTTGAACAGGTACGGCCAGGCCAGCACGCGGTAGAGGCCGCCGCGCGCCACATAGCCGGACTTGGCCTTGTGCTGGTGGACGATCCAGCCGAAGGGGTTGAGCGCCTCGCCCTCGGCCGAGCCGTCGCGCAGGCGCAGCTCGTTGCGGGTAGCCATGTCCAGCTGGAACCAGGACGCCTCGCGGTAGTTGAAGGCGGCGGGCAGCCACTCGCGGCCCAGGCGCTGCCAGTCCAGCTCGATACAGGCGAAGCCCTTGCCGATGGCATCGAGCAGGTCGAACAGCAAATCCTCGAAGTCGGGCAGATCCTGCAGGACTTCGTTGAGCCAGTCGGCCTCGGCCTGCTCGGCGGCGCTGGGGTCGCGTGGCGGCAGCACCGTCCAGTCGACGGTGGTCAGCGCGCGGCGGCGCTTGCCCATCTCGGCGAGCAGGTGGGCGTCTTTCTCTTCCATGTCCTGGAACAGCTCGCACTGCGCCTTGATGTCGCCGCGCTCGGCTGCCTGCAGGATGCTCGCCAGGCGCGGCGGGGTCAGCCCGCTGGAGGGGTGTTCGGCGTATTCGGCGTGCAGCTGGGCCAAGCGCGAGGTCTGCTGTTCGCGCAGGACCTCTCTCTCGAAGGGCCTGCCGTGGATGTCTACGATTGCCATGGATGCTCCTACCAGGCGCCTTGCCAGTTGCCGGGTTGATCGTCGTCGCCACCGGCCCAGCGGTCGGCCTTGGGCGGGGCGGGGGTGTATTCGATGGGGGCGGCCGGGGTGCGGCTGGCGGCATGGGCCAGCACGCCGGCGACGGCGGCGTCGCCGTGGCGCTTGCCGCCGCCTTTCTCGGTGGTGCGGCTGTCCGGTACGCGCGGCACGCCCTTGATGACCTTGAGCGCGCGATAGTCGTCGACGGTGTCCTTGTCGGCCGGCAGGTCGTAGAGGGTGCCGTCTTCGAGCGCGGCCTTGAACGGGGGCATGTTGTCGCGGTACCAGCCCTCGGTGAGCATCACCTGCTCGATGCGGGTGTGGCCGTAGCGCACGGCTGCCGCTTCGGCGATCGCCTGGCCGTTGCCCCGGGCATCGTTCTTGCCGCCTAGGAAGTTGGGCAGCCGGTCGACGATGAAGAAGAGGATCTGCTCTTGCTGCTTGAAGGGGACGTTGCGCAGCTCGACCTGGAAGGCCTGGCGGCGGCGCAGGTCCTGCTCTTGCAGCAGCGGCACGATGACGGACAGGTCGCCGCTGCGGCCGAAGTCCATGCCGTAGAAGCTGCGCGCCTCGCGTGGCATCCGTTCCAGCAGCGGCAGCAGCTCGCGCTCGCACCAGGAGAGCGAGTCGGCCAGGCGCAGGTGCTCGGAGATGGTCTCGTAGCCCTGGGGGTAGGCCAGGCGCAGCACCGGCACCTGGCGGCTGGTGCGTTGCTCCAGGAGCGCCAGGGAGAGGTAGGCGCCGCCGCCCTGGCTGGGTACGCAGTCCAGCTCTTCCTCAGCGGCGTCGCCATAGAAGGCATAGACGCTCTCGACCCAGGCGGCTTCTTCCTCGGCTGTCCACTCGATGCCCTTGCGTAGGCAGACGCGGCGATAGAGCCCGTCGGCCACGGCTTCCTTGAAGGTGCAGCGGAACAGCACGCCCTTGCGCTTGCCGGCGCGGATCTCCTCGATCAGCTCGTTGAAGGGGTTGTCGGTGCCGTCGTGGGTGCTGATGACGTGCACCTCGCCGCCCCAGATCAGCAGGGCCAGTGCGGCCTTGAGCAGCTCGCGCAGGTCCTGGTGGAACGCCGCCTCGTCGATCACCACCACGCCCTGGCGGCCGCGCAGGTTGGACGGCCGGCTGGTGAGCGCGACGATGCGAAAGCCCGACGGGAAGCTGATGGTGAAGGTCTTGATGTGCTTGTCCGGGTCCTCGTCGGGCCAGATGCCTTCCTCGATCTCGCTGGCGGCGTAGTTGAAGGCGCGCGCCCACATGGCGCAGGCCTGGATATATTCGACCGTCATGTCCTGGTTGTAGCCGAGGTAGTAGACGGTCTGGCCGCCCGCGCTGCGCGCCGAGGCGGCGACCAGGACGTTGTCCGCGGCCTCGGCCCAGGTGAGGCCGATACGGCGCGACTTCTCGCCGACCTTGAGCGGGGCGCGCAGGCCGATCCAGTTCTTCTGGTAGGCGAGCAGAACGGCGGGGATGTCGAGGGCGGCAGTGTTGTCCAGCACTGGTGGCATATTCATGCGGCAAGCCTCGCGGTGGTAGGCTCGCGGTGCCAAATAACCTGCGAGGGACTGTGCCGATGTTCGAATGGTTTTCGACAGCTGTAGCAAGCGCCAACGCTGCCAAGGAGATCAGCAAAAGCCTGATGACCCTTCGCGACGAAGAGATGATTCGCGGCCGGGTTTTTGAACTGACCAACAGCCTTATGGACCTTCAACAACAATTGATGAGGGCGCAAATTGAACAGATGGAGCTTGTTCAGAAAGTGCAGGCGCTTGAAGCTGAAAGGCGAGAAAATGAACAGAAGCGGGAGCTTCAAGAGCAATACGCTCTTTACCAGTTCCCTGAAACTGGGTCTTATGCATATCGGCTGAAGCCATCCCTGATTTCGGTCGAGCAGCCGGAGCACTATCTTTGCTGTACGTGCTGGGATGGCGGCACAAAAGCTATCCTGCAGCCGCGCGCCTATGGTTTCGTCTGCCCTAAATGCTCGCATTTTGTACGAACCAAGAACGACATCTGACTTCACCCCGCCACCCCCAGAATCTCCCGGCGGATCTCGGCCACGGTTTCGGCATCGAGGCCGCCCTTCTTGGCGATCTTCTCCACCTCGGTAGCAGCCGCTTCGGCCTTGGCGCGCACCTCGGCCTGCCACTTCTTCTGCGCGATGCTGGCCTTGCCCAGCTCGGCCACGGCCTTTGCGACCTTGGGCAGGTCGATCTGGTCGCCTTCGGTCATCAGCAGCTTGAACAGGTGTTCCTGGACGAGGCGCATCAGCGCTTCGTTGACGGCGCCTTCCTCGTCCGGCGCGGCGGCGACGACGGCGCGGGCCTGCTCGCTGGCCATCTTCAGCGCCGAGAGGCGCTCCTCGAAGTTCTGCCCGTAGCGGTGCAGCGCCGACTTGCTGATGGCGTAGCCGCGCTCGGTCAGCTCCTGTGCCAGGGCTTCGTAGTCGCTGAAGTTGTTCTCGGCCAGGGCCTGGTCGAGCCAGGCCTTGACCTCGGCCGGGAGCGTGGCGACCTTGCTGCGCGGGGGCATGTCAGGCGCTCCAGTACTTTTCCGGGCGGGCGATGCCGGGGCGGCATTCGACGGTGTACTCGGCGATGTCCACGCCGTAGTGCGTCAGGCCGCAGATCCATACGCCGGAGGGCTCCTTCTTCAGGGTGACCAGGCTGCGGTCGGCGAGGTAGTCCAGCTCGCGGCGCAGCTCCAGGGCGGTGGCGTCGGGGTAGATGCCCTGGATGGTGGCCAGCACCACGGCTTCGTGCGGGTCTACCGGGCGGGATTTGTTCAGGGTCAGCAGGATGTACCAGCGCAGGGTTTCCCGGCGGGCCTTGTCGGCATCAATCATGGCGCGCTCCTTTGAGCAGGACGTTTTCGAACTTGAGGGCCAGGCCGTCGAGCTTGGCTTCGATCACCGA